CAACTATCAAGGAATCCTTGCAGGTTGGCTTTAATAACCGCGAGTCTTATTAAAGACGCTAGATGCTCTTGTCTCTGCCTGTAGCCATCTCCGGCCTACTTATGTTGAAGGTGTAGTTCTCGAGACCCCGAACCTCCCTCATATCGATGCAGCGATGCTCGCCAGTAGAACAGACTTCAACCAGGTAGATCGGGTTATGAGAGATTCCGTAGTCGATGGTGGCGATCCAAAGCGCTTCGCCTAATGGTGTTTGCACCCACCTGGGGCAGGGCAGGTAGGTTGTCACCGGAAGTCCATCTTCATGGCTTCTTCACTCAATTTCAGGCAGAGCTCACCATTCTCGTCAAAGAACCAGTCAATGAATCCCTCGTGGGTTAGGTAAGCGATACTCGGTTCTAGATCCTCGCAATCTATACCACCCAAACCCTCGTAGTTGTCCGGCTCGGTCACAACTTTATGGTAATCTTTTCTGTAAACTGTCAACCGCAACAGTTAGGAGCAATATGAGGTACCAGTAAAACCAGTTGTTCATTTATTTTTAAAAGGTGCGGTTTTCCACTTCCCGAATTTGTTTTCGCAATACGGCACCGAAGGCTTTTTAACCTTCCTGAATTTCGATAGGAGTCGTTTGAGCCACTTCATAGAGCTATCTTCCATAGGGTTGATCCATCTAGGGACTTGCGTTCTACCCCCTCATTCGTCGCACAGAGGCTCGCCAGCATACGTCCAAGGGCCCTGGAGCTAGGGACGAACATCCTGACCGAGTTAGTCAGCTCAGCGTCGTTCTGGAGGGCAAGGAGTAGACTTGTGGCAGTACCCTTCCAAGCGACTTCCGTTGGGTGATCGGCCTTATAGTTCTTTAGGAACAGACCCAAGAACTCGCTGAAGCCGTGGACGGATGAGGCCGCACGGGACTCAGAGAGAAGCATCGGATGGTGGTAGGACTTAACTCCGTACCGCTTTGACCCGAGGACTTCTTCGGGTAACTCCCAGTCACGTAGCCATGCTGCAAAGTGTGGGAGTTCTGCATCGAGAGTGTTCTCCAGCTCCACGTAACCGATATTGTCGAACGACGAGTTGCCCTGGAATTTGAAGAGGCTGATCTTATCCAAAATACTTCCGTCGGTGTGGGGGACAGCCTGGATGGATTCGGGATCGTCATTAAGCGTGTCGATGATTCGTCCGTTCCAGTTTACCGTTTCCGCATCGTGATACTTTCGGTGGTAGGTGTGCTTCGTATTTGCCACACCCTTTTTAATCATCCCACTAAACCGCTTGTGAGCCTCAGCGGAATCGGCGCTAGAAGAATCATCGACGTTCCAAAGACCCACCTCGAACAACTCAGCATTGAACGATGATCCCTGGACAAGGTAATCACTCGCATCGCAGCCACCTCCCATAAGTTTCGAGACGATCTCTGTACCGAAAAAAGTCTTACCCTGTCCGACAGGGCCAGCAATAAATACGGCTTGGCCGGGGAGTAGCTTACCCTCGAGGGCGGAGACGTAGAATCTTTTGAGCCAACCCATGAGAAAAGGAAGGGACTCATGCGGATCAATCGCCGTGTCCAAGAAGTTCGCGATCCACGGAAAATTTTCACCCCAGGGGGCTGAAAGTTCGGTGGGCGCCAAGACCCTAGTCTTCGCTATGTTGAGAACACGCTTACCATTTCGAACGAGTACGTCCCGAGGATCGTAGAGGCAGGGTACGGCACCTTGGACACGACGGGTTTCACGGATACGTCTCATCGCTTCGTCGACTTCGGATAACGCACCACGCTCGTCGGGGGCAGAGGATAAAGCATAGGTTCCCGTGATATCGTGCCGTGTGTTGGCACCTTCCACGCCAGTCCAGAAGTTAGACAAGTCACGCTTCCAGTAATATTTGCCATCAAACCAATACGATTGGAGAGGTCCACCGAAACGATCTTCTTGGAATTCTCTGACCCAAGCCGCGCCAAAGAGATCCGACCAAGATAGAAATGCTTTTGTTGACCTTGTGGAATAGCTGACCATTCCAGTTTTGGTGACTTGAGCCCCGATCCGATCCACACCATCTTCCATCCAGAACAATGGGCCACGCATTCCTTCTTCAAACGCACCCAACCAACGCCCAGGGAAGGCTTGTTGGATCTTCTCGTAGACTTTATCGAGGGGGATTGCGACGTCACCCTCACCGCGATACTTCTTCGATTTTTCTACAGCGTCGGCAAGGATGCTGTGAATCGCCTCGGAACGAATCGGTTGGTCGGCAAACTTAATCGCACCAGGCATCCAAGCGTAGTACTGGTCGGGTTTAAAGATGGCCTCGTCCAACCTTGGGAAGAGTGATTTTGCCTTAGTTTCTTTGACGAGTAGGCCGAGGAATTCTTTGAGGACTCCGGGTAGGACGTAGATTGGTTCCTCAAACATCCACACCACCCGAGCACCGTTGCTGAAGGTTTTATGGGCGTACATGGGTTTGAATCCGGGCTTCGACCCGCGTGCTAATCCTTCGAGCAATACCTCATCCGTGATTGAATCCGTATCGTAGTCGGCAACTAATCCGTGCATGCGGCACGGCTCGTTATTTTTGTTTATGCGAACGTGAGGGTTTACACCCTCGAAAGCGGATACGAATGTTCCCTCGGTAGTATCACTAGCAGACCACTCGCGGAAAGCTTCCTTGTTGATGAATGAGGGCATAGACGCAGTAACTGTCCCGTCCCAGGGGAGGGTAGGGGAGGCAGTTCGTGAACGTAGGTTTGGTATTTTGAATAGGGTGGAGTTCATTTTTTATAACACTCGGCGTCATGTGATTCTGCGGCGATTGGGCACCCGGACAGCCAGTCGGGTGTTATCGCCATAAGTTTGTCGACGTCTTCGCACTTAACGTCCTTTTCAACTTCCAAGATCACTTCGTCGTGGATATGTGCGACCACTGGGAATCCGGCCTTTTCTAGCCGTAGGATCGCTTCACCGAAAACGTCTCGAGCAGTCGCCTGGACGAGGTTCTCAGTTAGCTTTCCACCCCAAAAAGGGAACTTAGGCCCACCCAATGTGACGCTTGCACGCCAATCAGGCCTTCCGTTTAGTCCCTTCTGACTCGTGATACCGAAATATTTCTGTTGCCGTCCCGACGGCATTTCGACCATGTAATCCTCACGCACACTCGCCTTAAAGCCACGTTCCAGTTGGTTCCAGAGAGCCACGACCTTTACGTTCTTCCTGCGGTACGTATCTACGATTTCTTTTGAAGCACCCTCACTCAAATCAAGCCCAGCCATTAGTTTGGAGACCAAGACGAACTTTTTAGATCCGCAGCCGTAGCCAAGCCCCAATACCTGGGCCTTAGAGAGAGCGTAGATAGCCGGGCTAGTCTTCTTGAGAGTTCCTTTATCGCCCTTCCACATACCAGTAGACACCGCGAAGGCTTCATAGATCCCGTACCCGTTACGAACTTGATCCAGTAACGTCTGATCACCACAGAGATGAGCCAGTACGCGAGGTTCGATCTGGGCTAGATCGGAGATGATAAACTTCTTCCCGAACCTCGGGATAATGCAGGAGCGTAAATCGACATCGAACATTCCGCTCTTCGGCAAGTTCTGGATATTGAATTTCGAATCTCCAGACCAACGACCTGTTTGCGCTCCAAAATATTTCAGACCATAGGGGACGGTTCCGTCTGGCCGCCGGCGCTTCCAGAGAATTTCAAGTTTCGCAAAGAGCATGTTGGCTTTTCGCCAGTCGCGCATCGCCAGAACCCAGGGGTACTTCTCGCCATGCTCCTCTTCCCACCTTTGGCAAGCGGGGTCATCTTCCGAAGTTGATGCTGGTACGGGTATGCCAGCCTCGCGGCAGGCCTTTGCCAAGCCACCCATCTTCAATATCTGTCCGGTGTGATCGTCATCGTCTTTCCACGGGAGCTTTTCAGCCGCTTTGATCCGTATCCAGTCGAGGCGATTTAACCCAGCGTCGATATTGAGCGAGTTGACATTAAAACCACGCCACCCCATCTCGATCGTGTGACGTGAAAGAGCCTGCTCCATCTCCGGCATGCGGTCGGCGTAGGTCGTGTAGAGCTCGAGACAGGATATGGAATCGGCCAGAGCGTACTGCTTTATCTCGTCTTCTTTACCTAGGGCCACCGCTTCAGCCCAAGTCTTGCCTTTCATGAAAGCCCGAGGGTCTTTGTCTACAACCTTGCCCAGCAACTCCTTGGACGCACCCCCGAGATTACGGGGAGCCCCCATAAAAGCAGCAAGGTTTGCTGTACAGAAGTACTCGATAGGAAGGGCCTTGGTAATGCCACGTTCCCGTAGCAATTCCATAACAGCCCCGTCAAAGCTATAGTTATGTGCTACCCAGCGATGCCCGTGGATTTTGTCCCACGGAGCATCTTTAGGTGCTCCTACAAAACTAACCCCCGGACCGACGACCGAGACCATATAGATGTCGGTCTCTGGACTACGCAGGTAGTGCCACTGACCGAGTGTCGTTATGCTGTTCGTCGTCGAGTAGGTTGTCTCAAAATCGATTGCGTACGTAAGCACGTACGTTACGGAATGATGATCAGGGGTTCGTCAGTTGAAGTTGACTCAGTTGACGTTCCTTCGCTTGATTCCATTTGCTCAAACCGATTAAGGTATTCTTCGACCATTGGTTTAAGCCGCGAAGTGACAAGATTCTCTAAATCTGTCGCCCCCTCTTTATCCAACCGAACCTCCATGGTTATTTCTTTTTTCTCAGTATCTTCAGTCACACTAATACGAATTGATGCGCTCATTTTTATTTTCCTCCTTTAGTAAATTTGCGAGTTCGAATTATCACTCGATGCTCGCGCCGAAAGTCTTATGTACGCTCCCCACAACCTGTACGGGCTCCCGTATCGGGGCTATCCAGCCAAGGACAATCGCCCGCAGCTCCATAACCTCGACCTCGAGGCAGGAGACCCGTTTCGCTAGTTCCGAAAAATCGCTCACCAGTCCCTCCAACTATTCTTTCGTCGTTCATCTATCCACCAAGCGACGTAACAGATGAGAAACACAAGAAAGGCTAGGCCGAGCAAGGCTCCGATTGATTGAACCAGAAAGAGGATGCCGGGAGTCATTTACGGCTCCTCCGAGAAAACTTGTATGGGTTTGCTTTAGCCCTCGTCCCGATATTGCTAGGGAACGTGTAGTTCACGTAAGTCGGTGGCGTAGGCCGCGTATTACAGGTTCCAGATGTGTAATACGTCGTCTTTCTTGCCCAGTGGATATATCCGCAATAAGTTCCCGCACCGGCGATAAAGCCGATTATAAATGTGAATACTTCAATGGTCATTTTCGTGTTTCCTCCTTTTGTATCTTCGAGTGCAACTCAAGTTCCTTGACGATGTGGGCTGCGTATTCGAGCCTCGTTAAGATGTCGTCCACTTCCTTTCGCCCCGCAGCACTTACTCCTTTTGAGTACTGCCTCAAGTCCTTGCAGGCCGACTGCATGGTGTTCAGGCATATCCCCAGGCGCTTCGAGGAAACTCTCATTTCTTTTCCATTTCCTCAATAACATCGATCACTTTCCCGAGCCATCGGCTGTCCTGAGCGAAGATCATGTGGCGCACCCGTTCTGACTTCGGGTCACAACTGAAAGCGACATTACTGAACCACATAGACCCGACTCGAACGAAGAGGCTAAGCAGGAGGCCGTCGATCCAATCCCTCATCGTAAGATACCCCCACGCTTCTTAATGCAGTCTTCAACTGCTTTACGGACGGCATACCCAAATAGTTCGTCTCTATCGGTCTTGACGAGTTGCAGACCCATATCCGCCAGTTTGTCAAAAGTTTGTTGATCCGTTTCCAGATCGAGCTCACACATGTCCACGTCTCTAATTTGCTTAATGGTAAGCGTACCGAGGTGCACATCGCCCTTCTCGATTTGTTTACCGAATTTGCGCGTAGTTTTCATTACTGCCTTTTTCTTCATGCTAATTTCCCCTTTTCTGCTTTAAACAACAGGAACGCCGCTCTAACGAGTGCTCGTTCTAGGTGTGCTATTGCGTTTTCCCCCAGAGCGTCTGGACTTGGTCGGTTCCCATCGAACTGCATCATTGCCGTCGCTAGGTGATTGATGCACCTGTCGGCGTTATAACGCATTGAATCGGTATGAAACCATTGTCCAAAAACTGATTTGTCCGAGCCACGAGTCATAATCCTTTCGATCGTGGACGCTGCTTTCATCGCAACGTCCACAATCGCCGGACCAAGAAGTTCCCGATCTGTTTCAAAGACCTGGAGGCTGTCGTCGGTCGTCGCAAGGTCTCCTTGCGCACCATGGATGGGTACTTCTTGACTCATACTTGACTTACTTTACGAGACCGCGAACGAACTCGATGAAAACGGCATCATGCTTCTTGCCCATCTTCACGGTTGGCACATACCAACTCCCGGCGGAATTGGTCTTAATTTCCGACGTCAGTCCGTAGGTCGCTGTATCAATCCCAGCCTTCAGCGCCATTTGGCTATCGGTGAACAGCTTCTTAGCTGTCTGGCGGTAGGCCGACTTGGTGAGAAGCCACTGAGCCAGTCCATACGAAGACCCCGCTTGTTCAAATGGGAACAAGGGATGATCCTTCGCCGGACTTTTCACGAGAACGATACAGGTGAGGGCTTCCGAGTACTTGTCGGAGCCTTCCTCTGCCGTCGGATCGTAGGCCAGCACGCCACCGGCCGCACGTACGTCCCGAAGACTTGAGAAGGACTTAGGCATTTCGCCTGAGCCGTAGACGAGGTCTTGGAGGTAGAACTTGTTCATGCGAAGAATCGTGATTTCGCAGGGAACTTTCCCGTCACCGATGATGACTTCACGATTGTAAACGAACGACCCAGCGGGGAATACGTTCGAGAGTTCGCCAGTCTTCGCCACGAGGTTCATCCGTGGGATTGCCAGATCCCGTGCGCTGAACTCGCCATTCACCTGTCCATCCACACCTTGGACTTGAAAGGCGAGAGTGTCATTCGGTGTTTCAGCAACTGCTAAGGCAGAGCTCGATTTGGTTTCCGTTGTTGGTGCTGGGGCCGCGGGGGCCTTCGCAAATGATGTTTTCATATTTTCTATATTCCTTATTTTATTTTTGTTTTATTCTTTGCAAATAGGCGATCTCCCCACCACCCTGGAGGACTCCAGCATCGGTGAGTTTATCTTCTATCTCCTGTGCGACTGCCGCTTTTGACCCTCGCGGGGCTTTGGCGGAGTACGCTTTCAGAAGTTGTGCTGCCGAAACTTCGCATACGGCTGCGAACTCTTCGGGGGTGAGTCGGTCTTTAACCAACTCAAAAGTGATTTGGGCATCGGTAATGGTGCGCCGTCCCGAGCGATGCTTTATCTCGAAGCCAGGGATGTCTTCACCAGTCTCGATCGCGAACTGAGTGTTTTCCTTTCGAACTCTGTCGCACCAGGGTTCGAGAACACGTCGTAGAATCTCTGCCTTCCCGCGAAGCTCAGGAGTAGCGAGTTGTTCGGGATTATATAGGTCGATGAGTTCAGAGTCGGGTGTCAGCTCAACGAACTTAGAGGAGATGATGAGTGCCTTTTTATGTAAGGCGAGGCAGGTAGCTTTCGCCCCGCAGTACATACACGCGTATTCGCTCGGCCTGAGTTCTTTAGTATCGTGTTTCGCGCGAGCAATTACGGTACTTACTCTTAACTTCATTTTGTCAAAATCAGCAGAACGAAAGAAAGCGTGTCGGCTTACACTATTCAACCGAGGCTGGGCGAAGACTACTTCCACCATTTGCACTTCGGGGTATTTCTCAAAGACCCCGATCGCGTACGCCCACCCTTGCAAGTTGAACTCTGCGTCCTCGACGGGTTGCCACCCGAACTTGGCATCTGCAATGATGGCTCGATCGGCCTTCATCATCACGACGTCTGCCGTACCAAAAGTAAGCCCGTTGCAGATTGAGAGCTTAAGCTCTTTTGAAATTGTCATTTTGTAATTCCTCTTCAAGCGCTTTGAATAAGTCATTGACCATTGTGACGCAACGCAACTGCTCCTCGTTCAACCCAGAGAAATCACCGGTCTCCAGAGCCTTGTGCATCATCGTGCCTTCCTCAGCTGCCGCAGAAGATGATCCGCTATCGGGTTGCCATCCGGCACAAGCTTCCCGATACATTAATTGCGATGGTGAAAATTGGTGGTGGGTACTCATAGTGTTTCTAGATCTCCGTCATTGAGCGTTTCAATGTTCTTTAGTTTCGAGCGAACTCGCTTCATAACCTTTTCCTCGATCGATCCGTCTGCAAAAACAATTTGTTGTACACTTTTAGAAAGTGATCCAGCTCGGTGAATTCGTCCGAGAGCTTGCTTCAAATCGATTGCGGAATACGTCGGACAAATCAGGGAACTGCGAGGGCGTCCATTTAAGTCGTGGAGTGAGAGACCAACTCCGCCGGACTGTATCTGACAAAAAATATTAGGAACTTCGTTGCTCTGGAAACGGTCAATGGCTTCTTTTCTTTCTTCTTCAGTTTGTCCTCCTATGACCATCGAGGAGTCTGGCACTTCCTGACAAAGGCTGTCAAGGGAATTCCGAAAGTTACAAAAAACAACCACGCTTCGACCTTCATCGTTTAAGGAGCGAACGAGATCAACCAACACCGGAACGCGGAGTAGCTCAGCTTCCTGCCTCGCCCGCAGAATCTCCGTCATTGGGTGGGGCTTGTCGGAAGCTTTGCTTTGCTCCAGCTCAGCCAACCTGTCTGCGAGATCCTTCCAGATTGCGTCTACATCGCCACAATCATAGCTGATGCAGTGGACTTCATTGTCGGGGAAGGCGTCACCAAGATCCGAGATGCGTACGCGAGAAGCCTTAGAGGCTATCGCTTGGTGGATCTCTGCCAGCTTGGGCTTGCCACCGAAATAAGCGAAAGCGCCCCACGGGGCTTTCTTAACTCCGTTCTTCAAGAGCCATGGGAAAAAGTCTGTATACTTGTGGAGGCCGAGAAGAAAACCCGTGGCCTTCATATCCATAGGGTTGCTCGCAAAAGTTGCCGAAAGCATGAGAGTATAAAAGGGACCAGATTGGATAAGCATTTTTCCGTTTAGGGAGTTGGGACCTTTGCACCGATGGACTTCGTCCCAAATTAACAGCGTTCCCTCGGCCAGCCCCGACCAGCACCACATGCCGCCCGTGAAATCACCATACTCCGTAGACCCCGCACGGAGCTTCTCGTAATTTAAAATGAAGGTGGGGGTTAGCTTTGCCGTCTTACACCATTCCTTCCACGTTGGGATCACTGCCTTGGGGCAGATGATAGCGAAAGGCTTGCCTAGTTCTCGGGCTACCCAGACTGCTTTAGCCGTCTTACCAGTGCCAGTATCGCTCCAGTCGGCTGCCACCCGATGCTCACGCAGAGAACCCAGCAAAGCTTCGGCAGAAGGCTTCTGCCAGTCGTAGAGTTCGAGCATCACTCTGTCTTTACTCCGTACTCAAGGAGTAAGAGGGCATCTGATATTGCCAAAGTTACGTCAAGATCTGGGAATAAAAATTGAGCTTTTGATTTTAGTTTGTTCTTCCATTTTGTACGGTTGCCTTCGCTGGTTCCAAGGCCGAGGAAGCCCTGCCACTTCTGGGGACGAACCATAACAATGCGAGCACCTAGGGTTGTTAAGCAACCGAGGAGGAAACCAAAGTTCCGGCCAAAAACAAACATAGCCGAACCGGGCTGAGGCCGACCTATGTATCCACCGACCTCTTCAATAATACAAGTTGGCTTATCGAGATGATAATAAATTTCTTTTAGTTTAGCGCAGATGTCGGGCTCTGTTTTCGGCATCGCTACGGCTCGGGCTCCGTAAGCGAGCTTCCAAGCTATGCCACCACTTTTCCCTGGATCGATTGCGATAAATTCTTTGGCTGATGCGATCATAGGATTACTATTTTTTCTTTCATCGTTTGACCCTGGCAAGAAACCAACAGGCCGTCAATAACGAAATCTTGATTTATTTTTGACATGGCCTAACTTCGGAAATGGGTGAGAGCCAAGGTTTTGAGCGGTATGGCCGAATTTGGCCGATGGGGACAACGGACGTCACTATTGAACTTGTAGCCTTCCGCGAAAACTTTTCTCCAGCGCGGGGAGGCCTCGGGAAATACGCGCATTTTCGGAAGATCGTTGAGATACTTTGGCCGTACGATAAAAAGAAATTCAAGGACGGCTTCCAGTGGAACCCGTGGGCAGAGAGAATTTTCGAGGCCGCTTGCGAGCATAAATTTTTAGGGATCTCTGGTCCGAAGTCTTCGAGCAAAACTCACTGCATCGGCATCTGGGGTTTAGTGAATTGGCTTTGCGATCCTTTTAATACTTTAGTACTCGTCACCACTACGTCGGTTCGAGAGGCTCGAAAACGAATGTGGGGAGTCATTCGGGAGAGGCATCTCCAAGTCCCTGGCCTTCCCGGTAAGATCGTGGATTCGATGGGGAAGTTGATTATGGAGGACGCTGGCTCCGATAGGTCGAGCATTACTCTCATTCCTTCGGCCAAGGACAAGGAGAAGGAGGCCACCGAAAAGCTCATAGGCCTAAAGAATAAAAGGGTATTCCTTCTAGTCGACGAGGCTACCGATGTCTCCCCAGCTATCTTCGAGGCAGTACACAATCTGGATTCCAACCCCTACTTTCAAATCATAGCCCTTGGAAATTTTGCCAGTAGCTACGACCCCTTTGGTCAGTTCATTACCCCTAAAGACACATGGAACAGTGTGAACTGCGAGATGGACGACTGGCCCATTTCCCGCGGGCATTGCATCCACTTGGACGGCGAGAAGACACCCAACCTAGACTCGGACGACCAGTGGCCGTTTCTGCTTACCTCCAAGCAGCTCCGCGATGCAAAGGAGTACCAAGGAGAGAACTCACTTTCATACTGGCGGTTCATTAGGTCGTTCCCGTCCCCTATTGGGGCGGAGCAGAATATCTACTCTGAGGCGGACATCCGAAAATACGAGGGAGAGCCGCAGCCTAAGTGGGACGGCACACCCATCAAAGTTGCTGGCTTTGATCCTAGCTTTACCAACGGAGGAGATAGGTCGGTGCTGTATTTCGGCAACTACGGGAAGACGGATTTAGGCCTAAGCTGTGTTGCCTTCGGTAAAGCCCACTTATTGCGGGAAGACTCCACCAAAGCAAATGAGCCTAGAAACTTCCAGATTGCCCGACAGGTACGAGAAATGTGCGAGAAAGAGGGAGTTAAGCCCGAACACCTAGCGATCGACGCCACGGGCGCTGGGGACCCGTTTTGCGACATCCTGAGCGAGTTGTGGTCTCCACGGATCTTCCGAGTGAAGTTTGGAGAGAAGCCCACTACACTCCCGACTAGCGCCGTTTCGCCAGTAAAAGCCAATGAGAAGTTCTCGAACCGAGTTACTGAACTTTGGTACGTGGGGGTGGAGTTTTTGCGTTCGAGGCAACTAAAGGGTATTACACCCGACCTTGGGCGTGAACTTACCGCTAGGAAATATAGTACTATGTCGGGCGGTAAACTCGTTGTTGAACCAAAGAAGGACATGAAAGCTCGGATTGGGAAAAGTCCTGATTTGGCGGATGCTGCTTTCCTACTGCTAGATCTTTGTCGTCAAAGGCTGGGGGCGTACGCGGGTGGGAAGATGGCCGGCAATCGCCAAGAGAACTGGGGCAAGATGGCAAAAAGACTAGATGTAGCTTCTTACGGAGATAGGAACGTTTTAGGCGTTCATAACCTCTCTTGACGAAATCGTTTCAATGTTAGAGTTGGGGACACGTGTCTATCGAACTCGAATCGTTATCGGAGTCCGGGAAAGCGCCTAGGACGAGGATTAAGGATGCAAAATCTGCACATGCCATTTACATGTCGATGCGCCAATCTGATGACGCCTCGGCCATAGACCGTCAGAAAATCCAAGCGATGTTGGATGGCGAACCTCCGTACTCCTCTTCGCAGCTCAAATCGCTGGGGCAAGGCTACCGAGCCAACCTAAACTTCGGTGAAGCAGCGGCAGCGCTTGAAACCTCCCTCGCAGCATATTCCGACTTAGTTAACTCTGTTGATCGCCTTATCTCCGTCAAAACCTCCGAAGGTGACCCCGCACAACGGATTGAATGGGAGAGCATCATTGCCGAAGAGTTCCACCGAACGATTACAGATTGGGACGAGTTCTTTTACAAACAGCAGCTACTCGCCCACCAGTTCGTTTCGCAAGGGGTAGGGGTAGCTTACTTCGAAGATAATCGTAATTGGCAGTGGAACGTTTGTGGGCTCCGAGACTTCAAGGCACCTCGCGGCACCCCAGCGTGCGATACCAAAATCGAAATCGCCACCATCGAGAGGAACTTCTTAGTAGGTGAACTTTATTCTTTTATTGAAAACGCCAAGGTTGCGGCAGAGCTCGGTTGGAACGTTGAAGAGACACGGAAGGCAATCTTACTCTCCACCGAGAACGGCAACGCCACCACCCGTGATTGGGAACGTTTCCAGGAGGAAGTTAAAAATAACGATTTGATGTATTCGCACAGCCGATCGAAAGTCGTCCGATGCGTTCACTACTTCGTAAAAGAATTTGATGGGACACTCTCCCATTATATTGGTACGCGAGCTGGGGATACTGATGATTTCTTGTTTAAGTGCCCAAGCCGTTTTGACCATACCAACGAGGCGTTCGTCCTCTTTAACTTCGGTATCGGCACGAATGGGCTTCTCCACAGCATCCGTGGCCTTGGTTACAAACTTTTCCCCTTCGTCCAGTTGTCTAATCGGATGCGCAACGCAGTAGTAGACGGAGCAATGCTCTCCTCGGCCTTGATGATTCAGCCTGCAACTGGAGAAGATGTCTCCAACTTAAGCCTAGTTTACAATGGTCCCCTCTCGATCCTTCCTCCTGGGATCAATGTGATTGATAAGGTCATGCCGAACCTAGCGGCAAACGTTCTTCCTATTGTCCGTGATCTCGAGACTGTTCGAGCGAATAACACGGGAACATATAGCCAACGCCAGCTAATGCCCGATGGGGACGCACGAACCGCTACAGAAGTTAATGCCCAGCTCAGCCAGCAATCGATCCTTTCAACTCAGGCGATGAATGCATATTACGTTCCTTTTCAGAAACTCCTCTCAGAGCAATTCCGACGTCTAGCTACTGTTAAGTACCGCAAAGACGAACCCGCCGGCGAAGCCTCTATTGATTTCCGTAAAAGGATCGAGGCTCGTGGAGTTCCTTGGGAGGCAGTCGAGAATGTGTACCGAGTCCAAGCCGTTCGCGCCATCGGTGCCGGAAGTCCTGGAGCTCGGATGCTGGCCTTTAACGAGTTCATGCAGATCATGCCTAGGTTCGACGAAGTTGGACAACGTAACCTTATTCGCGACCGAGTGGCTGCTCGTGTGGGTTATGATCAGGTGGATAGGTATATTCCCAAGGGCGAAGTCGAGAGGATCCCCATCGATGCGAAAATTGCCGAGCTCGAGAATGGCACGATGCAAGGTGGTCGAGGAGTTAGCGTTAACCCAGGAGAGAACCACGCCGTTCACGCGAAGGTTCATATCGAGGACGCAGGACGATTCTTACAAGCTCTCGAGCAAAACAAGGTCGACCCCAAAACGGCTTTTGCTTACCTCCAACTCCAGTACCCACATTCTTCCGAGCACATCCAGCAACTGGCTTCTGATCCGACTCGAGAGCAAGAAATCGGGATGTACAAGCAAGCGCTCAACCAGATGCGCGAGGCTGTTGAAAATATTGGGAAACAGCTAGCGGCCCAGCAGCAGAAAGCCGCCCAAGCCCAACAGCAGGCTCAACAACAGCAAGGACAAAGCGACCCGAAAACTATGATTGCTGTCCAGAGGGCCCAAGTGGATTCTCAAATAAAAATGAGCCAAGCCAAACTTGATCAGCAGTTGAAGATGGCCGATGTTCAGCAGAAACTTGCAATTCGTGACGCTGAAGCAGCTCAAAAGATCAGAGCGAATTCTCTTGCCTAAATCTACATGACGAAATAGTGTCAAGACTATGAACTTAAATGACTGGTGGAAACGCGAAGACTTGCAACTCCTCTGGAAACAAACTTGGGAATCTGAGCACATGGTAAAAGGATTAGAGGTTCTCAAAAACGTGGCTCTCCCCGCATACACGACTCCACCTACTGGTTGCGACGTCATTGACCACAACGCTTTGATGAATGCTCGCCGGGAAGGGTACTACGATGTTTTACGAAATATTGAGAACCTCAAAGAAACGAAAACTACAAACCCCGAACTACCCCAAGGTTGGGATAACGTGAAGAAGGAAGACTAAGTTATGGCAACAGATCTAGCACCCGAACCAACAGCAACAGCTGTAACCGCACCAGAAGCACTAGCGCCTGTCCCCGCTCCAGTTGTCAGCTTTAGCGACGCTCTCGATGCCGCACTCAATGCCCCAACGAAAACCCCCGAAAAGGTTGAGACTAAACCAGAGGCAGTTGAACCTAAAGCGGAAGACACAAAAACCGAGCCAGAGACTATTTATGATCGTCTAGCTAAGATTGGCTTAGAAGAGACGAAGGTAGAACCAGAAGTAAAGGCGTCTCCCGAGGCAAAAACTGAGACGGAAGATGTTAAGGCTCCCGCCGCTCAAACAGCTTTCGCGAAACTCACAAAGGAGCTACGAGAGGCCAAGACGAAACTTAAGGAATTTGAAAGTAAGGTGGCAACCCGTACTGATGCCGTCGAGGAGAAGGGGGCAAACCCCGAGACAGACACCCAGCTTAAAGAACTCCAAGCCAAGCTAGAAGCGTTCCAAACTGAGCGCGATGAGCTCGAAGGGGAATTGCGCTTGTCCAAAGTTGAGGCTACTCGGGAATTTAAACAAACTATCGGGGAACCTATGCGAGAGATTGTTAAGTCTATCTCAGAGCTTGCCGCGATTTATGAAATCCGACCCGATAAGATATTAGACGCCGCCAATGAGCCAGACTCCATGAAACGCCGCACCCTTCTCAAAGAGCTCACGGGAGAGATGGATGCCGTTGACGCTTTGTCGATTCGGAAATCAGCCGAAGATCTCGTTGCGCTTAACTCAAAAAAAGCAGAGATTATGAAAGAGAGCAAAAGTGCTCTTGAGAGTATTGCGAGGAGAGATCAGGAGAACGAGAAAGCTTCTCGTACGAAATACGACACCGAAGCTAAGAAGGCTTTTGGCGAGGTCTGGGACAGTTTCACCGAAGAGATGCCACTTCTGAAAAAGATCGACGGGAACGACCAATGGAATACGACGCTTGACGGCCTCCGAACCCAAGCTGAAAAACTGGACTCCGAGCCACTTGACCACCGTCAACGTGCCGCTTTGACGTACCAAGCAGTTACACTCCCCCTTGTTGTTCAAGTTTTTAAAGACTACGTCTCCAAGACGAATAAAGAACTAGCCAGCCTAAAAGGAAACCTAGCTGACTTTCGTAAAGCTACTCCGGGTGTTGGGGCAGGGCAGGCTCCCACAAAAGTTGAGCGTGGCAACCCGAATATGAGTTTCCTAGACGCGATGAACCAGTCTGTTTGAGTAAGGTATTGACAGATTTCAAAAGGGGTTACGATTTAATTTAGCTACTAGGAATTGACATGGGCGTATCCGCGGGCCGCCACCGCGTTAGTCGAGGACAAGTAGTACGGGCATTAAAAGCTTCGGGATGCCGCCGAGGAAACAAACACAGGAACTGCCATACTCTTCGAGTACGGATCTACAGTTTCTAAATTTACTTTTGAAAGGTTACAAAATTTATGGCTACTACTTTTGACGATGTCGAGCAGCTGTTAGTCAGCGAATCCGGCCGTATTGGACCGGATATCTACCGCAAAACTGTTGATACGAGCCCTTGGCTCAAATTGGTGCAACAGGACGCTTGGCCTGATGAGATGGGACACTCCGTCTCTGTTATGGTTTACGAACGTTCGTTGCCTTACACCACAAGCGCTCTTAAGACTGCTTGGAACCCTATTGTTGCAAACACCATTAACGTAGGTGGCAACAATGCTGACCAAAACGCTATCGCCCCCTTGGGTGGAGTGGTTGAGTTCGGTCAGACTCTCCGGACCTATGGCCTAGCCCATACGGCTCTCGAGTCTCCGAACCTGTCGTTGAACGATCTGCGCTTCCCGCTCAAACGGAAAGAACAGCTCTCCAACATCATGCAGATCCTAACTGAATCTACTGCTGAAATCTGGATTCAACGGTATCGCGATCAGTACACCGAGGTTGCAGAGAACAAAATCCTTGCGATTCCGAGTGGTGCTGTTGCGGCAAATAGTGGGACAATTGATTATTCCGTAGGAGCTGCTCGGCAGGTCAACGGACATTTCCCGCTACCTAATAGCGAAACTTACGCAACAAGCAACGTTACTGTTCTGTCGCAGCTGACCCTCGATAAGGTGTATATGGACCTTCTCCGTAACGGAGCAGGCGCAAACGCCTACGATCGTCAGAATGGCGCTCCTGTGTTCTTGGCGATTATGTCGCCCGAAACCAGTGACATGCTTATCAAATCGGAAGCGGCCATCCGTCAGGACTTCCGCTGGTCTGACCGCGTCAGTGAGTTGCTCGCGCCTCTTGGCGTGCAACGCACGTACCGCAACTACCATCACTTGGTGGATGCGTTTAACCCCCGATGGAACTACACCACAGCCGGTGGCTGGGCCCGAGTTTACCCATTCGTAAGAGTGGCTAACACAGGTACCGGACGTCAGGGTTATAAGTATGACCTAAACGCTGCCTACACGGCCGCCGAATACGAAGATACCATCATCTTCGTTCCTGAAGTGTTCACGAGCTTGGTTCCCAAGCCCTTGAGCATTGGAAACGGCATGGAGTTCTCCCCACAAAACTATCGCGGTGAGTTTACGTGGAAGAACATTCTTGATCGTGCCACCAACCCTGACGGAACTCTCGGGTACTTCCGGGCCATTTTCTCAAATGGCGCGAAGCCCGTGTTCCCCCATCAGGGATACGTTATCCGCCACAAGCGGAACGTGTTGGCCATTGGTTACAACAGCTAAGTAATTGAATTAAATTGCTCCGAGAGGTTCTAACCCTCTCGGGGCAATCTTTTTTCAGCTATGTCACCAAATGAGAGGATGGCTTGACCTAACGGCCGCGATTGCTGAACAGGCAATTGCCGACTTAGACCTCGCCCTCACTCCGTGCAAAGCGAAACGCAAGCCAGACTGGGCTTTTACTCCAGAGCACTTTCGAGAGTTCTTCGGCTTAGCCGAACATTTGTATCGAGTCTGTGGATTCAAGTTAAATCCCGAAGCTGTTCGAGATCGACTGAACAAGCGCCTTCTTAAATTGGATAAAGTATATGCCTCGCAAGGAAGTAAACGAAATCTGCGTAAAACTAGCCGGCATTGAAGCTAAGCTTGATAGCTTAGCGGATCTGCTGACACGCCATGATGGTCATCTAAATGACCATAATGACCGACTACGGCATGTTGAGAAGCAGTTGAATATAGCTTTTGGTTGGGCGGGTGCTGTTGGCTTTGTGGCCTCGCTAATATGGTCATTTGTTTGGGACAAAATCCACGGGAGATAGGCTCTTGCGTCTTGACAGAATCGTGTAAAACTTATCTATGTACACGCTTTTATTAGCGGTAGTTCTTTGTCTCTGCGGTTGTGCAACAACATCTAGTAAGCGTCTCCCAGATTTCTCAACTACGGAAGCTCGGCTCGACGCCGCTATGTTAGTGGCCAACCCCGAGGCGAAAGTCCAGATACAGAAAGCACGAGAACAACTCCAGTCGGCTAAAAACCTGTGCGTCTCCAACACCCTCCAGCTTGAGGAAGCTGTGCGAGATAAGAACGAGGCACAGACTCAATCGGAGTACTGGAAGGCGAAGCAACGCAAAGCCCTCAAAGAACTTTGGATCTACCGAGGAGCACTCATCGCCTTAGGCTTATTTATTTTCCGTAATTGGATCTTTGGTGGGGTTGCCTTTATTGCCCGTAAATTTGTTGGGGTTCCCTGGTGAAACGCTGGCTCAAAACTAGCGTCCAGGGTCTGTTGGCTTTAGCAGTCGCTATCATCATATTCTTCTTCCTTGGCCCAATCCTTCAGGGCTTTGACTCCACCGCAGGCGTAGTGGATCTAGGTAGTCTCCACGTCCTTGCCTTCGGTGGCGTCCGATTTCTCTTTTGTACTTTCCTAGCCTGGTCGGTGCTCCAGCTAGATTGGAGTATTTTAGACGGTTATATTGACCGAGGGCTATTGAAGGACGACTGGAATGATGCGTTCCCAAAGACGAGGCTAACTATTTTCGCCACCGTCTACGGTGTTCTGCTTCTCGCAGCCATCCTATCGTGCAAATAAAATATGCGATTCTTATTGCGCTTCTTACCTACCCGTTGGTTGGTTGGGGAACTGCGCCGTCGCGGGAGCTCGTCATTGAACAGGCTAGACAAGCTATCGGCATCCGGGAAGCCACAGGCCGCAACGACGGGTCCGTGGTGGACGAAATCTTATCATCCGTAGATCTTGCCGGGACTAAAGCCCCTTGGTGTGCTGCCTTCGTTGTTTGGATAGGGGACAAGGCTTTTACGAGACCCTTCAACCCATACCCCCGAACCGCTTGGTCCCCGATAATGCTAGTTCGCCCAACCTGGGATCGACAAAGAAGGGGAGTACCACTCAAACCAGCTGACGTCTTTGGGATCTGGTTCAACTCGATGGGACGAGTGGCACACGTTGGTCTTGTGGAGAAAAACGAAGGGGAGTGGTTAGTTACTATCGAGGGCAATACCAATGGTGGTGGCTTACGAGACGGTGACGGGGTCTACAGACGCCGTAGGCTGGCTTCTAACGTATTGGGGAGGTCTTGGCTATGAGCCTACGTATTGGAGCCGTCGGGGTTCAAAAGGTATCGGCTAAGTTGCTCGAGAACGGTTTCTTGGTGTCACTTCCGATCTTTGATGAGGGCTATGACATGATCTCTGATTGGAAGGGGAGATTACAGCGTGTCCAAGTTAAATCTACTGGTGGCCAGAAAAATATGGAAAATCGTACAAAACTAAAGTTTCTTGCCGCTCGTGGCCCTGGCTACATACCCAGTAGTAATAAGCATGGTGTAAAAGAGACGTATGGTAAGAGCGATTGCGATGCTTTCATTTTTTATCACATTCCTCTCGATGCCCTTTTCGTAGTTCCACGAATCCGCCTACCCAAAACCAAGTCGATCTACCTACCGCCGAATTCTCTTTGGAGAGATAACTGGGACGTCTTGCGCAATTTTAAGAAGGGGTAAACTTACGAGATGGCAACCGGCGCTGAATTAACCCTTCAAGATGGGCAGTACAATTGGACTCGAGGGATGGACTCTTCTTTGGCGCCTCAAATCGCCGATCCCGAGTCTGTCCGCCTTGGTATTAATGTTACGTTCCGTGGCGGACGAGCCAAGACCCGACCCGGCTTTCAGCAAATCTTTTTGGCCGACGATCCCGACTACCCCGGAAGCCTAGCTCTTTATTCCACAGGCCGCAATTCCAGTAATGTTAAAACTGGAAACTTCTTCCAAGGTTCTTTCTTTTACGTTAATAAGACCGACCCAACTAAGTCCTGCCTTATTGCTTGTTCGGGTGGGTATGTTTTTCGCATTAGGCCTGTTGAGGGGTATGTAGCGCGATTACCAGTCTCTGAGTATACGGTTGGCGGACAACCAGCCGACTTTCGGTGGGACGCCACTCGACGAGCGTATTATTGCCAAGCCGAGAAGTATTTAGTAATCCAGAACGGGCTTGATAAGCCGCTCATTTACGATGGCGAAGTCCTTCATCAAGTTGGCGTGGGTTCTGCCAGCACAATTGGAGGCCTCTCTTCCGTCCCAGTTGGCTCGTTTATGGCGTATGGGCAAGGAAGGCTTTTTGTAGTTAACCCAGAAAAGGATAGTTTTACCGCTGGCGACATTGTTTATGGCGGATCGACCAATCAAATTAACATCACCAGCACCTCAATCGGATCTACGACTACAGTAACTACTCCAGGTAACCACAACTTAATTACTGGCGATGTTGTTTCGATTACTGGGCACAGTTCGGCTCCCGACATTAACGGGACGTGGCGGGTCACCTATTTGGGCCCCACAACCTTCAATATCCCAGTCGGAATATCTTGCGCTGGGACTGGCGGGTTTCTCGCAAAGTCTAATACTGGATCAGACTCCGACCTTCTTAGGTTTACCGAAACTACTTATTTAAACGAAGGTGGAAGTTTTCAGATTCCCTCCCAGATGGGATCGATTCGTGGCATGGTGTTTCAACCAATCTCCGACACTGCTACCGGCCAAGGGGATCTCCTAGTCTTTGGCGAAAGGGGAGCAGTTTCTTTTGCCGTAGCCAACCCTAGAGAAAACTGGAAAAACATATCGGGGTTTACAAGGGTCACGTTGGATAACATTGGGCTCGTCTCAGATCGATCTCTCGTGACCATTAACAACGATTTGTTCTTTAGGAGTATAGATGGGATTAGAACCTATCGGCATGCTCGGGCTCAAGCTGAGGGCTACAACACGACCCCAGTCAGTTCGGAAATGGATTCTGTGATGGATTACGACACGGAAGGTCTTTTAGGCGATACCTCCGCTGTATATTTCGACAATCGTCTTTTATTTACGGTCAGTCCTCGTGAAGACTACGCAAACATTGCTTCAGAACCGATTAAGCTTCGTCCTATCTCGCATCAAGGGATTGGGGTTCTCGACTTTAACTCGATGGGTACCGCCGCCAGTAAACGAGCTGCGTGTTTTGACGGTGTCTGGACTGGCGTTAACACCCTTCAATTAGTAACTGGAGTCACTCGCCGTTTACCACGTTGTTTTGTCTTTGCCTATGATACCGAGTCGAACAGCAACATGTTGTGGGAAAACTATCCGTGGGCACTTTTCGATTTCCCACTAGGGGTTTCCAGCCGAAAAATCAGATGCGCAATCGAGACGAGAGCTTTTGATTTTAGGACTCCGTTTAAGCTTAAGAAACTGGATCGTGGCGACCTCTGGATCTCAGAACTTTCTGGAGAGACCCTTGTTAACGCCTACTGGAGGCCAGACGAAAACCCTTGTTGGTTTAATTGGCATACCTTCAATACCTGTTCTGAAGTGGAAACTTGCATAACCGGGATCGCCTCAAGTCTTGCGACTGCCGGAATCAGCGTAACTACACTCTCTGGTAAAACTCAAGAACTGGCCACTACTTGGAAGATCTCTTTTACTGAGCCTTCTTCTCAGTTTTACGTACGGCTAGGGAATACTCGAACCTCGTTTGCCGAAAAGAATACGACGAATCAAACATGGTCGACGACAACCGCTGGGACTCTTCAATCTGCATTGGTGGCTGCTCTGACGCCCGCTGCAAATGAGCTCTTACCGAGTGTTGTGAGCGTCGAGCGAGTTAATGATGAATTCACAATAACCTTTAACGAGCCAGTCGAATCGCCCGTAGCTATTCCCGCTCCGTCAACTTGTGGGATTTACCAGCCCGCAAACGTTAAAGATCAGTACCGCTCGCAGATAAGACTCCCGTCACCCTCCAACGAATGTGTCACCTCAAACAATACTTTAGCCAGGTTGGGGCATTCGTTCCAATTCCGTTTTGAATGGGAAGGTCAATTTGCGCTATCCAAAGTAATGTTTAATGCAGCTCAAGTTGTCGAACAGGTTGGCGGGGGTTGTCCATGAGCGAAGAATGCCAAGTCCTTGAGTGCGGTTGTTTCCAAGGCACATTTTCACAGATCGTTTACGGGGTTATCGAGGTAAGGGATTATCTTGCTGACGAAACTGGTATTGAGTTCTCCGTCGAAAACCCCCCAGAGTCTGGGTTTCAGCTGATTGATGGCGAATTTCTGGAGCTAAACTGATGAGCACCAAAATCAGTTTGCTCGCTGAAGCTACAGCTCCAACAGAGAATGTCCTTCTCCCAATGCTGGTTAGCGGAGTTACCCGAAAAACTTTCCTTTCAAATGTCCTTAGCCTCGTTACAGGCGGAACTGCTATTGCGGAAAACGTGACTGGCGGAACAAATATATCAGTAGTTTCTGCTGGAGTCTCCTCAACCAAACAACTAACTATTTCCTTTGACCTTCCCGGATTAATCGTCCCCTATTCTGGTCCCGACTCTTCAGTTCCCGCTAGTTGGCTCTTTTGTAACGGACAAGCTGTTTTACGATCTGGAATTTCGGGTTATCCCAGTTTGTTTGCGGTAATTGGCACGACATACGGGAGTGGGGACGGCACAACTACATTCAATGTTCCCGACCTGCGCGGTAGAATTCCTTTTGGCAAAGCTACCGGCTCTGGCTCCTCGAGCCCCTTAAATGGCGCAAGTTTTTCATCGGGCAACTTTTATACTCTGGCTTCTGCTGGTGGCGAGGAGACCCATCTTTTAACTTCTGGTCAAACACCAGTTAAAGACCACACCCACACTGCTATTGGCACTATGACTGTATATGGTTCTTCCACCGATACCCAAAACTGGGATGACCCTGATACTTCCCCGCCTGAAAACTATTCCGATAATGGGTTTTTAGGTGAGGTCGCACCCGGAACTCAGAAAACAGTATCTTCGACAGGAACATCTTCTGCTCTCTCCCCCGCCAATGCTTCGCTTTCACATACTAATATACCACCCGTCATAGTTCTGAATTATCTAATCAAAACTTAATATGCCTAATTTCAAGATCACCGACCTCACAACTTCTTCCTTTGTCACGGAGGACTCTGTTATGCCATGCGTTCAGAACGGAGTCACAAAACAAATATCCGTTCTCCAGATTAAAGAATATTTGGATGATGGAACGGTAACCGCAATCTCTCCTGGCCCAGGGCTTCTGTGCAACCCAAACCCAATCACAAGTTCTGGGGTAATTTCTTTCGAGTCACCCGGTTTGATGTCTCTTTACGCAGGCTCAGCCGACCCCTCTGGGTGGCTCATCTGCGATGGTCGATCCCTCCTTGTTGCTAGCTACCAGCCTTTGTTTAACCAAATCAGTTACGTATATGGGGGTTCGGGCTTAAATTTCAATTTACCTAACCTTATGGGTAGAGCCGTCTTTGGTTTGGACGATATGGGATCAGGAGCGGCTGGGCGGGTTACGATTGCGGGAGCGTCTACTCTTGGTCTTTCGGCTGGTTTCCGGGAACATACTTTAACAGTTGAACAAGCCCCTTTAAATAGCCACACCCATTCTGTCCCTGGTTCTTTTTCTGTTGTGGCCGACCCAAGGAGAACAGGGAACAACGATAGCTTATCTACTGGATACCCAAGACACGGCTTTAACACGTCTTCTGGCGCTGCCTCCACGTCCCTCACTTTAACTATTGCTCCGTCATCTTCCGCTGGAAGTATCCCAGCGACAACACCGCATCCAAACCTCCCGCCCTTCTTGTTACTTAACTGGATTATCAAAATATGAGAATTTCTTACCTCCCTGAAGTAGCAAGTCCAACGGGCACCACTTTCTTCCCAGTATCCTCTGCGGGTGTTTCTAAAAAAGTGTCTCTACTTACTCTTAGCAACAACTGGCCCTCAGCGGGTAATATTTCAAAGATCTATTCGGGTCCCAACGTTCAGCTCTTACCCACCACCTTATCAACTACCGGGGTTGCTAGCTTTTATTTCCCTGGTTCTCTGTATCCATTTCCGGGATCTAGCATACCTTCTGGGTGGCTTTCTTGCGAAGGTCAAGCCGTCAGCCGAGTTACCTACAAAAATCTTTATAATACTATCGGTGTGATTTACGGGCCGGGCGACAACCGAACCACTTTTAATCTTCCCGACTTGCGGGGTAGATCCATTGCGGGTCTTGAGACTATGGGTGGGCTTAGCTCCTCCAACCGATTAACCAACTCACGGCCGAGCAGTGTTAACGCATCCGTTTTGGGAAATACTGGGGGAACCCAATCCTACGCGCTCTCCGCGCAAGAGGTCGGTTTAAACCCACACACGCATAGCCACTCATTAACTGTAAGTTGGGGTGGCGGCACAGAAAATGGGAACACAGGCAATGGCGCGGATGCTGGGTACGCTGGACGTTGGCCTGCTGGTGCTTCGCTGGGTAGCACTTATACCCTAACCTGGAGTTATACATTTACTAATAACGCAACCTCTAATTCGTCTTCTAGCCTTCACCCAAACCTACCCCCTCTTGTGTTTTTAAAATGGGTTATAAAGTACTGACATGGCCTTAATCTCTGGTTCTCTCCCTCCTCAGACCTGCTATGGAACTCCGCAACAACTTCTCGACTTGTTTGCGCAATACCTCTCTCCTCCAACTCAAAACGTTATTCTGGAAGGTACCCTAACCAATTATAACCCAGGAACGGGGAACGCTGGAGCTTTCGCAACCGCCACTCTGTCGATTGCTGGGGCTAGTGTAGGAGACCCAGTGCTTATTGGGCTTCCTGCTAACCCATCAACCGGAGTTGTTTTTGACGGCTATGTAAACGCGGCCAATACGGTAACTGTTCGGTGTAATTATTTAACAACTACCGACCCAGCTCCTCAAACATTTAAGGTAAAAGTCTTTAAGGTTTCCTAATGGCGCTAACCTTAATCGAAGCCAAGACAGCCCTGTCTCCCTTCGTGGATAACGGAGTTTGCTCGACCGATTCTAGGGTTGTAGCTCGAATCAACGAGGCGCAACGACGACTGCATAGCCTTCGCGCTTGGCTTGGTGTTTTGGCGAGGTACTCAGTAACTGTTTCAAGCGGACAATTTACTTTGCCTTCCGCAACGGGAAACATAACTACCCCCGCTGGTTTCGGCCTTGAAAGCGCCATTCGGGTTTCGTCCACTACCGCAACAGCGGGTTTCCTGACTAATAGTGTCCAAGCCTTCCTTGCCGATACGAGCGATGTTCTCCCCCTAAACTTTGTACCCACATCTACTGACTTTCGTACCTACGCCATTGAAGGTACCGCACCAGTAAGAGTAGAGATTACGGGCAAGCTTAACTACGTGGCGGCTGTTGCGGACACAGATCTCCTCGTTATCGATGACGTTGACGCACTCAAGTTGATGATCCTTGCGGTATACCGCGAGGAGAATAACCAGCTAGAGATGGCGCAGGCTTTAGAACAGAAAGCCGTGGAGAGGCTAACCGTTAAGACTGATCGTACGCTTGAAGCAGCCAGGAGACTTAACTATCAGACACGTCGCGCAAGCACAGTTCCAGGCAGCCTAGGCGATTTCCGAGCCAAGCTTGCCCTAGATCTCGCAGAGGGTTTGCGAGCGAGCGACTCGGAGCTAACTGACTTGGCCAACAACGCAGAAGAAGCTCTCTTTGCGAGGGGAGCATGGTTTGGGACGATTGAGCATTATAAAGTCACTATTACAAATGCTAACGAAATTCTGCTCCCAACAGCCGTGGGGACTATCTTAGCAGTGACGATGGGTAACGCACCTATATCGATTTTTGACCGAAGCTACGACTACCACGAAAATGGTCCCGGCTATCAGCAAAAAGATTCTTCGGGCTTCAATATACTTGTCGATCGTGGTGAGGTTTACATCAACAATGAGTGGAAGCGTCGGTATTTCGTGAGGGATTCCGCAGCAACCGAGTGTATTGATATCCTAGCTAAGAAGAGGTGGCTCCAAAAAACCCGTGATTCCGATACAATGGACATTAGGAATTACCAAGCCTTAAAAGAGATGGTCATCGCTCTGCGTTCCCAAGACCCCCAAATATCGACCTTCCACGAAAACAAAGCTGTCGCCCTTTTACAAAAAGAACTTTCCGAGAAACGTGGTGGGGCAAGGAATCAAATGCGGGTTCAGATGACTGGCTTCGCTGGTGAAGTGCGGGCTCTAATCTAATGGCCTTCCAAATTGCAGCTTCTTGTACGGTCGAGGCTTCAGATACTGGCGCCTTTTTCGCTGTTGATGTGTCAGACACCGGTGCCTTCTGTGTTTCCGATAGCTCGTGGCAGTTCTACACTCTCGCCCCTGCCGAGAATTGGGAGAACGTTGGCCTTATGTGGGAGTGGGCACTATGAGTAGCCTAACTAGTCGGACGATTGCGGCCTCCTACCTGGAGCTCCTAAAAACTGCTTCCGCCAGTGGTGTTACAAGCGCTCTCACGGTAATCGAAGATGGTGACGCAACAGCGTCCGCGCTCCAGATATCCACTACCGGAATCCAGTCATCGGGCACTTTGAACGTTGTTGGGCCGACCACGCTGAATGGCCTTTACGTTAATGGTACGGTCTCGATTAGTTCTCTTGCACTGTCTTCAACAACTCAATCCACGGACAAGGACACAGGATCTCTGGTTGTCGAGGGCGG